TGTCCATGCTTTGTCATTAGCCATTTCTGTAGCCAACTCTGTGAGCCAACCAGCCAAGTCCATCTTGGCATGATTCTTAATTTCTATTGTGACTCCGGGGATACCGGAAATATCCCCTTTGTCTAATGTTGCACCAGCCAAGCGTCTGTCTACATAAGGGAACCATTGCTTGAGGTATTTAACTACATCTCGCTCTGCTCCTGAGCCTTTGGCTTTGGCTGCGCTACTCATTGAGTTATCATTTCTACTTGTCGGTAATCACGGACAACATCTTCAAGATACATAGAGCCGGGTTCAAATGATAAAGATATATATGTATTGCCAGTATGATCGGCTTTGCCGTATCTGTTTTTGACTGGAGCAATACATAAGTAAACATCACTACCCTGCATCATCTGTCCTACTGTTAGTACCATAGCAGGTATTTGACTGACCATACCCTGTAATGCTGATCGCGGTTGGCAAGGAAAGCCGGGAGCACCTTCCTTTGTATGGTGTAGAACTAATACACATGCATTGGTATCACGCGCTAGATACTTTAACTCTTTCATAACTGCACGCATACCAGCAAACTCTTCATGCCCATCTATTGCTATGTCCATAAGATTGTCTACTACTATAAGTGTTGGACTTCTACCCCACATAGTTTCAAATGCTGATACTTCTTCATCTAAATCTTTTAGGGTAGGTGATGGTTCAAATGACCAGTAGAGATGATTATATTCTTTTAGTATCTCTCCTGCTTTAGTTGGATCTGTCTTTAGTATTTGTTCTGCTACTGATTGATTAATCTTAGAGCGCATAGCAACTAAACGCATTGCCATTGTATGAGCATTGGTATCTGCTGAGAAGTATAGAGTTGGTTGCTTCAATCGTGCTGCTATATGCAACGCAATAGAAGATTTGCCTGCTCCGGGTGTACCTGCAATTACAGTTACCTCTGCTCGGCGTAAAATAATTCCTTCCCTTTGAAAAGCCTGAAAGGTAGGCGGCAATGGTTCTCCGCCTACCTCTGGCTTGCCAATACTACGGCGCAGTGTTTTCATTACTGCTTAGTTTGATCCGCTTGGAAAGTATTCCAATCTGGTTGACCTGCTTTAACATACTGTGTTGCACACTTACTTGCATCACCTTGTTTAGCAGGACAGAAGTGTCCTTTGTATGGACCAAACTTTCCTGTTAGTCCATGAATACGTGTCATTGTACCGTGTGGACACATGCGTGTACCATTTGTAGGAGTACCAGATAACGGTACTGTTACTGTACTTGTAGCACCTAATGCTGCTGCTGCATATGCTGCATCTGGTTGTGGTGGTACTGCTGTATTTACTGGTGCGCTTCCACGCACTACTGTTTCTACTTCTGTTACTGCTTCTACAATTTGTGAGATATATGCAGTAAGTGCTGTAAATTCATCAGGTGTTTCACCACGCAAAGTAATTTGCGTACCGCCTGCTGTTTTTAGATTGATACTGATAGGTGCTTCTGTGCTGCTCATACTTCCTCCTTTAGTTTCTCTGTTAACTTCTTGGTATCTCTCCAAGACCTAACCTTCATTGCTAACTGGATACCTTTCCAGCCTTGTTTGATATCAACAAAGTGCAGAGTACATTCTCCACCGCCTGCTGGCAAGTGCACAATGATTCCTTTTTCAGTATTGATATCTCCCCAACTACCACGGCTTGCCGTGGCAGGGTCATACGGCAAGCCGTGAGCGTAAACGGCTAACTGCATAGCAATCTTGTGTGGGTAACTGATACTGCCTGTCTTTAAGTCAGAGATAAATTTTTCTCCTTTGTATTCAACTATGCGATCAGGTGTACCTGCAATCTTAAACTTATCTAACACACAGAATTGTTCTATATGTATGTTAGTAAAATGTTTTGTTGCTTCATCGTATGCTTGTATGTCTGCTTTGTAATCATCTGGTATGACACCTAAGTCTAATCCTCTATCTAACTTTTCAGTTAGTGTATGTATAGCAGTACCAATAGTTGCTGCTTGTGTAGCACCTGCTGCTTCCATTGCATCTTCTACTAACTTATCCATCTCTAATTTGTTTTCTCTTGCTGCACTTGCAGCAAGCAATAGATCTGGGCGTAATGTTAGTCCGGCTGCAGCCATACGTAATTTCCATGCTACTAGTCCAGTGCCATCATCTAATGAACCTGCAATCGTAGTAGTCCGTGTGTACGGTACTGGCTTACCACCTTTAGGTGGTACAACCATAGGTCTACCGTATCTATCTCTTGCTATTTCTAACTCTGCCATTTGTCTCCTTTGTTTAGTGCCGGTAGATAAATAAGAAAGGAGATCAAACTTATCTATCTACCAGCGTATGTATTGTACACCCTACCCTTTGGATGTACTTACATCTTTACCGATACAGTTATGATTTTTCTTGTTCTAATTCATTTACATGAACATCTTCTATCCATATATCTGCATCTTCTTCAAAGTTAATATTTATATTACTTTCAATTAATTCTCTTGCAATTGTTGCGTTGTTTGCTTGCAAGCCATTAATTGTAGCATAGATAATAACACTTGCTGACCATGAAGTTGATAGTCTTTCAAGTCCAATGTCTTCAAGGAAGTCATTTGCAGATTCTCTATCAAGGGTAATTGTTGTTGTATCATTATCGTCCCAGTCCATATTATAAAACCATTCTCGTACTTTAATGAGTGACTCATCCCGTTGCGCGACACGTTCTTTAAGTTTTGAGGTGAGTTTTTCAAAGTCGTCTGCAGTTGCTTTGAGTGAGTCATATTCATCTGCTTTCTTTTTGTAGGCGATGATTTCACTGGCTGTATACCAGACATCTTCAATTTTAATTACGTCCATGATTTCTCCTTATGCTGTTAGTAGTGCTAGTGCTTTGGTTTTAACTTTGTCACTGCCACCTGATAGGGCATTGACTGCTCTACGATTGTCATTGGTACCTGCAAAATGGTCAGCGTATTCAATTACTGCTTGCCATAGTCCGAATGCAGTACCTCTAATGTTTTCTTGGGTAGGTGATTCTGTATAGATATCATATGCACGCTCACGTGCAGTAGTTGCTATTGTATGCTGACGCTTTTGTCCTTGGTTGAGTAAGTGATAAGGACTGTTGGCTACCTCTGCAGGTAGTGTCCACACCTTCTCAAAGAAATCTCGTGCTTGTTTATGTGATTTCTCTATGCCTAGTAATGCATCTGCTGTGAGTTGATACTCATTAACTGCATCATATGTTAGTTTAATAATGTTGCGGATATCATCAACAGATAACTTAGAGTTACTTGTATGCTTCATCCTGTAGGTATATGAATTGTATCTTTTGTTTGAGATTAAGCCATTGATTTGATTAGAACAAAACAATCGCTCAATAATTGGCTTGATTGCTACTGATGCTGAACCATCATGCGAGGTTCTGACCAGCAGAAACGCTGCATGTGGGTCATTGGCTACCTCAATACCTTTAGGTATTTCAAGCACCATCCATACACTAGCACCACCATTGTATTCACCTGCTGCTGCATATCGTGCATCTCCTGAATCAACGAGAGTATCTAGCGCACTAAATACTTCCATGTTTTGCACAACTTTATACTTGTGACCGACTACACCAATAACTTTATTCTCATCACCTAACCTGAGTACTGCTTTTCTATTTGTTATTGGATAGTAATCTGTTACTGATTCATAATCATTTACTTGATTAGTAACATAGGATTGTATGTCTGTTAGTTTAACAGTCCAATCTAATCCTGCTTGTTCTGCTGCGTATGCTGCTGAAGTAGCATTAACTGCTACTCCAGCCTTAACCCATGCTGATTTGTTTATAGTTACTGTCATCATTCCTCCTTGTTAGAGATACTTTGCTATTTGATTCATAGTTGAAGTATTAACTGTTAGTTCATCTGTCATACTTAGAATTGATAAAGCATTTCTGATCTCTTCTTTCATTTCATCATAACTATGCTGATGGATAACCTCAAAATCTTTTTGAGGTTCTATTGGAAATACTAATTCTTTTGTATTGATATCAAAATCAATATTAAGAAGGTTATTCCATTGACGATAGTTTATACGTATGTTTTCAGCCTTTGAGAAATTAGCAATAGCCCATTTACTAACTTCTTTGCGCCACTTTTCTATCGCTTTCTGATACTTTGCTTCTAGTGCTTCTTGTGAACTGTATTCTTTTTCTAGTCTTACTAGACGAGCCTCTAATGCTTTGATTACTTTTGGTGTTGCTACTTTTACTGTAATTGCTTTACTCATTGTCATCTCCAAAGATTTCTGCTTCTACTTTAGGGTGTAGTTCTGCTCTCATTTTAGGTAGCATTTCACTTATGTTCCAGTCAGATTGTCTAACTCTATTAAGCAACAATGCTAAACTATAATCTCCTACCATTTCTAACAGTGCATCACCTTCATCTAACTTGCCCATTTCAAAGCATACAGTTGCAAGGATAGTAGCAGGTGCTAACTTATTTTCACCTTCTGCACGATTAGTAACCCATGCCCATGCTTTGTAGTAATGCTCAAGATTGTTAGCATTAGTAAGTCCCAGTGCATAGTCACGTACAGTTACATTGTCTTTCATTATTGTTAATACATTTTCAATCAGAGGTTCATTGGCACATTCACTTGGGAATGAACGAATAAATATTTCTGCTTGAACTGCTGCTGCTTTATCATTTGTTAGGGTTAACATGTTCTTCTCCTTTTGTTATTGTTAGTAGTTGTGTACCTTCCCATGACCAGTCATATATGTCATGTTTTAGTGTTCTTGTTACTTTGTTTAATGCATGATCATCATCATCAGCACGAACAAAGAACTCTATGTTTACTGCATACATATTTTGTTTTAATACCATTTATGTTTCCTCCAATGTGTCCAAGCAATTGATGGTTTTGTATATCTATGTTCAATATACGACAGCCCTCGCTCGATCTGTGCGGGGGCTGGAGTTCCTTTTTTGGTCTTTAAGACTTGTGCAATACCATATGCTGACGAGTTAGGATTGTCAGAAGTATGATCCCAATTGGATTCTTTAGTCCAGAGTTTTACTAGTGCTTTGTACTCTGATTTACCCCAGTCTGGATACATGGTGGACATTATTGTCCACGCATATATCTTAGATAACTGGCGTGTCCATTTGATACTTGGATCTTTGAGTGACTGACATTTGATTTGGTCTGCTACTGCTACAGCATATGCTTCTGTAGGTGCAACAAAGATGTTACCTACAAATAAATATACTGATGTTAATACTGACCATACTTTTTTATGTGTACTCATATTACTCCTTTTCTTTGTCAACACATTCTTGGCATGTATATCCATATAATCCATTGGCATATTCTTGTACGTAAAGTATATTGTGATCTTTTTTGCAGTCAATACATTTACGAATATTTTTATATGCAACTTTAGTCATGTTGTTTCTCCAATTCTTCTTTGTAGAATCTATCTGGATCTTCGCCACATGTACACCATTTACCTTCGTTGCCACAATCACTACAGGTATCTACTTTACCTCTTGCTTCATCATCTTCTAAATACATTGGTATTCCTTTCTTTAGAATGGTTTTTTTACATGATGTAGTACGCAGTCTTGACGCACACCATTGTAACTAATCTTTAATAAGTTATATTTATTTAACAGTCTTCTGTGCGCTGTGTATGACATGATGATTACTGCTATAGATGTTGTAAGCGCAATCATAATTCCTAGTAGCGTTCCGGTATCTAAATACATGACTTCTCCTTATAGATTTGACCGTAATCTTCCGTACGGTGACATGGTTTGTG